TGTGGGTCTCGTTTGTTTGTCTAAGATATAGTCTTCATCCACTGGACAGTAAGTGAAGGCTATATCATTGGGTACTAGATATTGTAAAAACTTCGACATATAGTAGTAATGTTGTTGGGTCATCAACTTGATTTGTTTTAAGTTGTTCACCCGACCATCAATGGCTGCTATTGCAGAACCAAGTGTATTGGAGGGTGAGTATGACCCGTTGAACAATGGGAACATAAATGCCGTTAGAGACCGCTTTTGGTCGGGAGAGTAGGTGTCAGGAAAAAGATGATAAGTTTGAACAGCATATTCCACTTTATAGTTTCGATAAAAGCTTGATGTTTTACGTGGAATATTTTCGCGAATGTAACTCAAAAGAACGGTGACCTGGGGGTTGGTTGTTTCCTTGGCCATCTTAGTCTTAATAGCTGTCGCCGTGAGACCCACTTTGGAGTGTCGTTGTAGATTACTCAGTTCCTCAAAGGAAGTGGTGTCAATAGTGGCGGCAGTGTAATCTCCCTGTCGAGAGATACTGATGAGGTCAGTAGACTGTGAGATGGTGCGGATGATTGTATAATCACCAACTGCAGGATTCATTCGTTCAAGATGAGAGTGTTCTAACACTCTAGATGCTACTAGGGCAGCAAGGCCAGTCCAACGGTTTAGTGGAATTAGAGCAACTATTGAATGTGTTAGGTTAACACTGCGACGTTCAATCGCAAACTGTTGGAGAACGGGGTAGACCCCATATCTCCAGAACATGACTGTTAGGGTGTCTCCAGAGTAGTTCCAGAGACGATGCCGGTATGTGGCTCCACCGCAAATATGACTTACAATCTCGTCTCCCTCAAATGTGTATGAGGTATTGGCAACAGATGTTGCAGAAGCTTGAGTTGGTGTCATGGTATATAGTAGGTGAAGGTTGAAATGTTGTAGTTGTTGTGGCATGTTCATGTAATAGTCAGTGTCAGTGATAGTGATCGCGTGATCATGGGTGATATCATCATGCATGGCGGGCACACGGGTGTCTTTACCCCAGAAATACTGGGAACGGCCTGGTTTTCCACGCTGTACGTCACTAGGGCGGGGTTGAATGACGTATTCAATGTGGCCAGTTATGGCTACAATGGTTTGCATCGTATTGATGGCGTCAGTTCGACCCTTAGCTCCAGTGGGATGAGAGTGGGCGGCGTTGTGTTTGCTAGAAGACATTGGGGTGCGCATGAAAGCTTCCTTGACAGTTGAGTAGTCCTTATATCTGGAATTGTAACATTCCAGAAACCGGGTAGTAGTTGATGTTGGTCCATGTATGGTGCCGGAATAGTAAGATTTAATGGCAGACATGGTTGTCAGGGAGGCTATGAGTAACAAGATTCGTGCATATGGTGGTAAGGCACGGATCAAGTGTGACATTAGCTCTGAAATTCGACGTAACGTATCGAGGATGCGCACTATGCATCCAGTGGTTACGGAGTTAAGAGCTGAAACGAATGATAGAATGGTGGTAGAGACGTTGTAAACTATTGTAGCGTACATTGTATTGAACCTGAACAGGGAATAGCAGTTGTCTAAAAACATACTAAAAGTCGTTATAATGTCGAGGGCAGCAGATGATAATAGTCGTAATGTGTCATCAACAAGAGGGAGGGAAGCAAAATTTGACAGAGTCCGTTGTAGACGGCGAATAGAGTTTGGTCGTGAGACTAAACGGGCTGCCGTTTTGTTGGAAGTCAAAGAGCTGTGGATCTTGTTTGGTGGCGCAGAACGAGATATGCTAGGAGGGGGATGCTTTTGGAAAAAGCGGACAACGTTCTTCGGAGTTGGACTCCTTAGGACGTTTAGCAATTCGAAAAATGCTAACATTGATACAGGTGTAATCACTTATAATATGTTATCAAGTAGTTTTCGG